CCACACATATACTCTCGATGCTATCTGTCCAGCTGGAGAGATCAACTCTTCATCTAATCCGAGTTACCTATCATTCCCGCCTACAAATGAACAGAATGAAACGGCAGATAACTTCGTGTACATCACAGGTATCAATATTAACGACGACAACTTCAACGTTATTATGAGAGCAAACCTGGCACAACCTGTGCTCAAGAGGCCTGATGAAGAGTTTCTCTTTAGAATCAAGTACGACATGTGATACTATCCTCGGACTTGACATCTCGACGTCATGTACGGGCTATGCTATTGTGACTGCAGATCTAGGTAAGGTAGTTGAGGTAGGAAATTTCAAGCTTGACAAGTTTGATGATTTCTTTGACAAGTGTGACGCATATAGAGCAGCACTCGCAGCAGTTTTTGCAAGACATGCGGGCATCAAGAAGATCTGCATCGAAGAGAACTTGCAAGCATTCCGACCCGGCATGTCGTCTGCCAAGACGATAAACACCCTCGCCCGATTTAACGGAGCAGCGTCGCTGATCGCATATGAAGTTTGCAGGTCAAAACCTGTCTTTCTCAATGCCACATCAGCAAGGTCGAAGCTGGGTATTAAGCTGGACCGCAAATCAGAAGTGTCCACTAAGCAGCAGATCTTCGAGTTCGTCAAGCCGCAAATTAACATCGAGTGGCCGACCACAAAGACGGGCGGCACCCAGACATCGTGCTACGATATGGCAGATGCATATGTGCTAGCTCGCGCAGGCTGGTTGAACAAAGAGTAGACGTATCTTACTATTAAGATATGACGACTGTCACTTCGACCGAGAAGATAAGATTTCTGCGCGGCATATTTCGTGACATCCAAGTTTCACGAGATGGAAATGACTGCGCTGTTTCGTGTCCAAATTGCAAGACGCCCGACAAGAAGAAGTTGTCGATCAATGTTGAGACTTGGAAGTACCACTGCTGGGTGTGTGGTGTCAAGGGTGGTAATCTTCGATCGCTCTTTAAGCAGTACTATTCACCTGAAGTTGTTGTCGCTTTTAGAGCGCGTTTTGGTATTGGTGATGATGACGCTACTGAGGCTCCTGCCGTAGAGGTCGTGACACTACCTGACGGTTTACAACCTGTTGCGCTTGTAGCAAACTCTAAGAACCCTAATTTCAGAGCAACATACAACTATCTGATTCGTCGTGGTCTATCTGAGCGCGATCTGTGGTACTGGAAGATGTGTGTTAGCAGTGAGAACAGCTTTACAAGACGCGTCATCATACCTTCGTTTGACGCAGATGGTGATCTCAACTACTACGTCTCGCGTTCGATTGACAAAGACACAAAACCTCGATATGTCAATTCAAAAGCAAACAAGACAGAGATCATCTTCAACGATCTAATGGTCGACTGGTCAAAACCTGTCGTAATTGTAGAGGGTGTCTTTGATGCAATTAATGTTGGCCAGAATGCCATCCCAATACTTGGCTCTTATCTACCACAATCTGCAGCTCTTTTTGCAAAGATCGTGGCAAATAATATACCAGTGACCCTGGCGCTAGATCCAGATGTTGAGGATAAGATGCACAAGATTGCAGGTGACCTGTACAAGTTCGGCATCGATGTCCGTCAAGCTGATATCACGGGTTTTAAAGACATCGGAGAGATGCCTCGTGACGTCGCTAAGCAGCGCATTGCAGATGCAAAGGCATGGTACCCAAAGACCAGCATGCTACACAAAATTAGCAAGATATCAAGCGGATCTATTCTGTAGCACATATTTAAGGCTATGCCTAGAAATCCAAAACTTCGACATGTCATTCTCAAAGAGATGGCTGATATGCTTGCTGATGATGCACTCTTTACAACAATGTCACATCAAGACGACTCACCCGTTGGTGACGTGGACGACGAGACCGTTGAAGAGGGCGGTGATTGCGGTTGCGGTTGCGGCGGTGCACCGGGAGGCTGCGGTGACAAGAAGAGTGGAACAGTTACGGCAACAGCGCTCTTCAAGAGAAGTCTATACGAGATCATCGAGGATGCAATCGGTGTATACGACAAGTACGATGATGCTGACCAGATAAGCGATGAGATGATCGCCGAGATCGAGCACTTCAGTAACAAGCTAAAGGCCTTTAGGAACTAAGATATAAATCTATCGTTTCTTGTCTGAGATTAGAACATATGAAAGCGTTCCATATCTCAGACATCCATTTTAGAGGCCTGTCTCGACATGACGAGTATAGGAAGTGTTTCACTAGACTGTTCGACATCGCTCGAAAGGAGAAGCCAGATGTCTTCTTCGTTGGTGGCGACATTGTTCACTCCAAGACGCAGGGTATCACACCAGAGCTGATTGATATTCTAACCTGGTGCTTCGAGACGATGGCAGAGATTGCTCCTGTCCATATGATCTTAGGCAATCATGATGGCCTCATCCATAACAAGAGCCGTCAAGATGCGATCACACCCATCATCAACGCAATAGGTAACAAGCGCATCTACCTGTACAAGAAGTCAGGTGTCTACCCGACAGGCCTACCTGGCATTAACTGGTGCGTCTTTTCGTGTTTTGATGAAGAAGGATGGGATGATGTCAAGCCTGTCAAGGGTGAGATTAACATCGCATGCTTCCACGGCGCCGTTCGCGGGTCATCGACTGACTCCGACTGGAAGATCAACGGTGAAGTGACAGCAAACTTCTTTGATGAGTTTGACTACACTTTCCTGGGTGACATCCACAAGCGTCAAAATGTTACGGGCAACGGTGTGATCGCCTATCCTGGGTCGTTCATCCAGCAGGATTACGGTGAGGATGTCATCAAGGGCTGCCTTCTGTGGGATATCAAGTCGACAGTTGATTACAGCTGTAAGTTCATCCACATCATCAATGACGCACCATTTGTAACAATCGGTTACCGCGGCGATCTTGATGAAACCTACCAGATGATCGACGATGCTCCTTCTGGTGCACGTGTTCGCATTGGTTCTGATGTTCCAGTCCCACCTACAACTCTGCATCTCATTGAATCAAAGCTGCAAGCTGAGAAGTCACCGAAAGAGATTGTCTACAAGATCGCTGATTTAGATGCTGGCAAAAGCCTTGCAAAGACAAGTGGAACACCTGTTACAGATCTCAGGCAACCTAACACAATTAAAGAGCTGATCAGAGACTTCTATGCCGACTCAGCATTGCCGAAAGACAAGTTTGAGCGTGTTGATACAATTGTTGACAGGTACATGAAGTCGCTTGATTTGGGCAGCGACGAGGATCGAAATTACAGTTGGTCGCTTGATAAGTTGACTTTTAGGAACACGTTCGCATTCCGCGGTGACAATGAGATCGACTTTACTAAGTCATCTGGCATTACAGGCATCTTTGGAAAGAACCGTGCTGGAAAGTCGTCTATCATTGGTAGCCTTGTCTACTGTCTCTTCAACACATCAGATAGAGGGTCACTCAAGAACCTCCACATCATCAATGACAAGGAGGACACATGCGATGCTGAAGCTGAAATTACAGTCAAGGGTGACAAGTACAAGATTTCTCGCAGAACTAAGAAGACAGTCAATAAGAAGGGCGATGTTAATGTCAACACGACACTAGGCATCACTAAGCTCGACACTGACATGCAGCTAAGCGACGTCTCAGATGAACAGCGTCGTGAGACAGAGAAAGTTCTGCGTCAGCTAATTGGAACTGCAGATGACTTCTTCATGACATCGCTTGCAGCTCAAGGCAACCTCAATAAGTTCTTTGAGGAGAAGTCGACTGCTCGGAAGCAGATCATTGGAAAGTTTCTTAATCTTGACATCTTTGACGCACTTTATGAACGATCACGTGAGGATCTTGTACCTCTTCGTGCATCATTTAGAGGGAGGCGTGACAAGCAGCAGATTGATGCAAAAATTGCCGATGCTGTAAAGATGCTCGCCACAGAACGAGAGAAAACTTCTGAGCTTGATAGAGCACACGGTGATCTTACTAGAAAGCTAGCAGATCTACGTGTCATCATCAACGGCGACACATCAGTTGAAGCTGCTGTTAAGCTACGCGAGCTTGAGCAACGTCGCGACCGTCTTGCTGAGAAGCGCAAGGAGTACACGTCCCAAATTGAAGATGCCAGTACACTACGCGTTAAGCACACAACTCGTCTTGAGAAATTTAGCACACTCAAGGAAAAGTTTCCTATTGATGAACTTCGACAGAAAGTTCAATCACAAAGGTCTTTGGAGACAAAACTTGAAGCTGCGAATAGAGAGTTGCAGCAGCACCTTAAATCTCTAGGAAGATTGAATGAAGATGTTGGAATTCTATCAACAGTACCATGCGGTGACGAATTTCCAACGTGTCCATTTATCAAGAAGGCATTTGAGAGCAAATCAAAGATCGGTCAAGAGCAACTAGAAGTTGAAGAGCAACGTAAGTACATCAAGCAACTTCAAACTAATATTAATGAAATAGCTGAGCAAAATCTTGATGACAAGGTCAAGAAATATGACTTGATGCTCCAGGAAGAGCGAACACTGCAATTTGATGTTAGCAAGCTTGATCTGAAGATTGAGCACGCAGAGACTTCACTTAAAACCGTTGATGTTGATCTTGCTGCATGTAATCTTGAAATCGACCGACTTAGCGCAGTCGTCAAAGACTCAGACAACCTGTGCGGCGTCTATGACAGCATCAAGGAGGTAGAAGAAGAGCTTGAGAAGACACGTAAATTGCAGCTCACAAATGCAAAGAACGTCGGTGCTCATGAGACATCGATCACAACGCTCCAGAGTGAGAAGGAGACACTTGAGCGAGATCTTTCTGACCTTGAGATCTTTGAGCTGTTCAACGTCGCCATGTCAAAGAAGGGCCTCCCATCTCGTCTAATCTCTAAGCTACTTCCTCTTGTCAATGCTGAGATTCAGAACATTCTACTCGGCGTCTGTAATTTCACAGTCGAGCTTGAGGTCGACGAGGAGTCAAACTCACTTGAAGTTTACATTAACTACGGTGACAAGCGTCGGATAATTGAATTAGGCTCAGGAATGGAAAAGATGATTTCAGCAATTGCGACAAGAGTTGCGCTCATCAACATGTCATCGTTGCCAAAGTCTAACGTCTTCATCATTGATGAAGGGTTCGGTGCACTTGATGACGCCAACCTTGAAGCATGTTCACGTCTTCTGCGATCTCTGAAGAAGCATTTCAGTCAGATTCTTATCATCTCACACGTAGATGCAATTAAGGATGCAGTTGACAACTTTGTTGAGATTAACTGGATTGATGGAGGAGCAAGTGTCAGGTACTCATGATGTTACACCTCTCTTCTGTCCAGTTTGCGAATCGGCCATGACATCAAAAGATGATGATTTGTACTTTGATCTTCTTGCATGTTGCAAGGAATGTGGTATGAAATGGGCCGAGACCCGTAGAGCTTCGTGGTTGAATGGGTGGCGTCCTGATCAGCAGGAAATTAACAACGAAATTCTTCGTAGAAGATCACACATACTTAACGGGATAGATATAAAGAGAGGTTAGTCTCATGCTTTCAATGCAACAGGTAAATACACTCGGGCAGCTTATTGATACTACATTTGGTAAGAGCTCAACTACGACAGCACCAACAGTTTCAATTAAGATGGTTCTTCAAGGAAACTCTCTCATTGTTAAGTACACTACGCTCGTTCATTTTGCTTCTGAGCAGTCAATGCGTGAGCAGAGTAAAGAACTAGAACGCGCAGCTGTACAACTCACAAAGAAGTCAATTGATAATGTTGTTAGTGAATTTAAGAAGATTGAGGGGAAGTCTTTGAAAGCCACAAAGAAGACAACTGACAATGGAATCGAGTTGATCAGCATGTCACCCTATAATCCTCGCAAAGTTGCCTATTACAGATTCAATACGACGTACGAAATTGATGTATGAATACCAGCAACAAATCAAGACAAGTTTCTGAGATAATAAGATGCGGTAAAGACCCGTCATATTTCTTCAACAACTATGTCAAGATCCAGCATCCAACGAAAGGAACGATCCCATTTAAGACGTTTCCCTTCCAAGACCAATGTGTAGATGACTTTATAGAGAATCGATTTACTGTCATTGTCAAAAGTCGACAGCTGGGTCTATCGACTCTTGTTGCAGCATATTCTGTCTGGCTTGCACTTTTCCAGAAAGATAAGAACATTCTGATTATTGCAACTAAGCTAGGAGTTGCACAGAACTTCATTAAGAAAGTGAAGACCATGGTAAGCAATCTTCCACCTTGGATGGTTCTACCACAGATTACTTTGAACAACCGCCAGATGATAGAGTTCAGCCACGGATCATCAATTAAAGCGGTCCCAACATCAGAAGATGCAGGACGTTCAGAATCTCTATCGCTGCTCATAATCGACGAGGCAGCATTCGTTAGAAACTTTGACGAGCTTTGGACAGGTCTCTATCCTACGATCTCAACAGGCGGTCGCGCTATTGTTCTTTCAACACCCAACGGTGTTGGTGGACAATATTATAAGCTTTTTACTGACGCTGAGGCGGGGCTAAATGAGTTCAAGGCGATACGCCTTAACTGGGATGTGCATCCCGAGCGTGATCAGACGTGGTTTGAGAAAGAGACCAGAAATTTATCCGCCAAAGAGATTGCTCAGGAGTACCTGTGTGACTTTGCCGCATCAGGTGAGACGTTCCTTAATGACGACGACATTAAGTGGATTAGTAAGATAATCAGACCACCAATTGATCGTGCAGGTCCTGATAGGAATGTATGGATTTGGAAGCACGCACTTACAGAACACAAGTATATTATTTCAGCCGACGTAGCCCGAGGTGATGGTAAAGACTATTCAACATTTCACGTCATTGATGCGAATGAAGGTGAAGTTGTTGCTGAGTATAAGGGTAAGATGGCACCAGACAAATTTGGTGAACTTCTAAATGAATTTGGATTAATGTACAATAAAGCACTCATGTGCCCCGAGAACAATTCATTCGGCTATGCAACCCTAGTTAAGCTGAAAGATTTAGGGTATCCAAAGCTCTACTACAATAAGAATAAATCAGTTTATATTGGCGACTATGTTCCACCAGCAGAAACAGAGCTTGCAGGATTTACAACAAGCGGTAAATCTCGTTCACAGATTTTAACTAAGCTAGAAGAAGTCATTAGAAATAAACAGCTACTAATCTACTCATCTCGTTTTTACGAAGAGTTGAAGACATTCGTCTGGAATGAGAACAAGGCGCAGGCCATGAAAGGTGAGAATGACGACCTGATACTGTCACTTGCTATTGGGACATGGCTGTACGATGCATCATCTGACTACGGTAAAGACGCAGATAAACTAAATCAGGCTATGCTTGCTGCAATGGGTATTAAGAGCAAGCAATTTAATGGTGCATCAAACGATGTATTATCGAACAAGCACCAACAAGAGTCAAACCGAGATCGCGTGCTACGTGGTTACTCGCGACCGATGGGAATTCCTCCTGAGTTCGCGTGGGTCTACAAGAACTAGGAGAACAAATGGCGCAAGATAGTAACCTCTTTAATAGGCTCACTAAGCTATTTAGAAGTGGACCTGTCATTAAACGGCGTGTTAGAGAATATACACCGTCTACAAAGACAACATCGGCATTTGAGCAATTTAGGAAGGCACAGAGTTACGTCTACAGCTCAGCGATGAGCGCATACGGTTCATATGACCGCATGGCAAGGTACTCAGACTTCCAGGAGATGGAGTACACACCAGAGATTGCATCAGCACTTGACATCTACTCTGAAGAGACAATCTCACCTGACGAGAAGGGCAACGTCCTCCACATCCACTCAGAGAATCCAGTCATACACAAGCTGCTTAACGAGCTCTTTTACGACACACTCAATGTCAACTTCAATTTGACATCTTGGGCGCGCAATATGTGCAAGTACGGCGACTTCTTCCTCTTCAATGATGTGTCTCCCGATCAGGGCGTCATTAATGTCTATCCAATTCCAGTCAACGAGATTGAACGTGAAGAGGGTTATGATAAAGACGACCCGATGGCAGTGAGGTTTCGCTGGCTAACGCAGGGAAATCAGGTTCTTGAGAACTGGCAGGTGTCACACTTTAGAATTTTAGGCAACGATGCATTTTTGCCATACGGATCATCAGTGCTTGAAGCAGCACGACGCATCTGGCGTCAGCTGATCCTCGTTGAGGATGCAATGCTTGTGTATCGCATTGTTAGAGCACCTGATCGTCGTGCTTTTTACATCGACGTAGGTAACGTTCCACCTGAAGACATCTCCAACTACATGGAGCAGGCACAGGCACAGCTTAAGAAGAGTCAAGTAGTTGACAAGCAGACGGGTCGTGTCGATCTACGGTACAACCCAATGTCAGTTGACGAGGACTACTTCATTCCAGTCCGCGGTGGCCAGTCAGGCACCAAGATTGAAAC